TGCTAACTTTCTTCTTCTTGCACTATCTCTTTCCTTCTTACTCATAGATGCTCTCTTTGATGATGAGGTGCATTTAGGAGTTGTTGTTTGACCGGGTTGACGGGCACATGGTTTACCGTCATACTTACCACCAACTTGAACCCAACCTTTTACTTTGCGTCCAGATTTAGTAGTTCCACTTGATTTACCAAACCATGCACGAAGACCCTCTTCGCTCATGTTCTTTGGTTTTTTACCCTTCTTTTTCATGTCAATAGCAATCGCAGCCTGCTGTGCAGGATTTGCTGCTTCATCAACTTCTTTGCTATCAAGATAATCTGCAGCAGTATCTAAGTAATCAGATGCCTTAGTTATCTTTGATTGAACCCACGCTTTGAAATTTTTCTTATTACGAGAATGTTTTTCAATTCGTTTGGATGCTCTTCCTGCAGTTTTGAGTTGATTACGAATCATCTCTGGTTCATGATCACCATCTTTCTTTTCCTTGATAAGAATTCCATCATCACGAACAGTATGTCCATCAGGAATGGGCATGCACTTTTTCTCAGTGTTACAATAGTAGTATCCTTTTTTACAGGATTTCATTATTCTGCAGTTTTTGTATCATTATTATTTAGAATACCTTGTTTTAGAAGTTTTGACAATTCACTTGTAGATCCAACAAACAAGGCGTTATTTGTGACATTATTCTGTGTTTTTGTGCTTTCCTCATCAATATCTTTCATCTTCTTTTGAAGATCCATTAATTTATCAGTGCTATCTGCGACTGATTTAATTAACTGACCTGCAACTTCATATGCTCTTGGACTTGCACTTTCACCTGCAACTTCCATAATGCCATTAATTGCTTCTTGTCCTTTTTCAATTAGTGAATATAACTGTCCTCTTGTATATTTGTAATCTTTTTCAATATCATCTTTTTTAATAACTAGATTTGGTAATTCTGGTTTTTTATCTTTTTTAACAATAGATGTTTCTACATTTAAAGATTTTTCAATACTGTCAAAATTGGTGTTCATCATGAGTCTGTCCTTGTTGCAGGATTAAATTGTAATGAGTCTGTAAAGATACTAGATGTTTCACTAAATCCAAAGTCATCACCAATATCTATAAGATTATCATCCGCAGTGGTTAATTTATTAACTCTTGCTTGCTCAAGATGTTCAACTTTTAATGTTCTATCAAATCCTCTTTTAACAACTAATGTTGTTGCGTCAGGTTTTTCTTTAATCTGCATAACCTCACTATCAATCACAACACGATCTCCAACTGAGAAATTCGTTGTATCATTTACAGTAATTCTTACTTCTGACGCACTAATATTGAATGTAAGCACCGCAGTATTATCACCATCATAATCCTTAACTGCTTTTGGTGTCACAACGTAACGAAGTTCTCTTCTCTTATTTTCACGATCCATATTGGTATGATAATCCAATTGAACTTTTTTGATAAGACCTTCTGGGGTATCTGCAACTGGGCCAAATAGATATGTTTTTGCTGTAAAATTAAGTGTATATATCAATGCTCTTCTTGTAGCGAAATCTCCCTCATAATCATCCTGAAAAGATATATTATCTAAAACAACACTTATATCTCTCTTCTCCCCTATTACATTTACTAAGTCCACAGATAAATTAAAAGATGGTTGGAAGAATGGTAAAATCTGTTCTATGATTTGCAATCCGTCATCATTTAATTTAACTAAGATATTTAATTCAAATCCGATATTGTATGGTACCGGCATGAATACTTTTCTTAAATTAGACCCATCAGTTGCCTTAAAAGTTTGTGTTATAGTAGATTTTCTTGTAGCATCATATGAAATATTTGTCATCTCAAAAGACATACGAGGTAACGTGATTTGAGTTGCACGGTTTAAATCAGGTTGTTGCTCAAGTCTTGCCAAGAATTTTTGCATTGGGCCGTATGCCAATGCAACTTTCATATCACTGATTGATTTATTATTATTATCTTTATGACGAATATGAATATCATTGAATAATGTTCCAAATGAAATAACCGTCTTTCTAAGTATTTCGTGGTAAAAATAGGTGCCTAACATTAGTATGTACCAAAGGGATTAGTTTCAGCAAAATCAATGATCTCATCTGCCTCAAGTTCAAATTCATCATTACTACTGTAATCATCATATATATCACGATTATCATATTCACGTACGTTGTATGAAATGAATGATGTACTTCCGATAGATATGGTTTGATTTTGTACACTAGTGGTATTCAACGTATCCTCACTTAATAAAATATTACCATTAGATAATATTGAATGCACTGTTACACCTGCACCGATAACATTTTTAATTTCATCAACATCATCTCCAACATTAAATTTAGTGGTATTTGCAATTCCAACAAGTATGAATGTAGTACCTGCACCTACAAACAAACCTGTAGTAGTAAATCCAGCAGTAAATACTGTCTTATGAATTTTCAATCCAGTTGCACCAATACCAGTTTGAATTCTAATTTCCTCACCGGGAATAAATCCTCTGACTGTTGATCCGATACCTACATTTGCAACTTTAAGAACTTTCGTATCTGCATCCCATGATCTGACTCTTGCTTCTGTATTTGATGTTTGTCCAACGATTAGATCATTATAGAGATAATTACCACGACCTGTAATTAAATCTGGCTCTGCTATTGTAACTGCTGGAACACTTGTATATCCTGCACCGGGGTTTGTAAACCTGAAGGATGATACTTGACCTGATCCAATATCAATAACTGAGGTAACTAATGCAGTTGTTCCAACACCTACTGGCCCCGCTACTGTAACAGCAGGATTAGTTGTATACCCTCTTCCTTCCTTAGTGATGTTGAAACTGATAACACCCTGACCTGAAGTTACTATGTTACAAGTTGCAATCGCACCAGATCCATTACCACCAAGAATTCTAATACTTGGAGCAACTGTATATCCTGAACCGGGATTTGTAAGTATAATCTCCTTAATAGAGAATACACCTGATCTTTCAGTGGTTATAGCAACTGCAGATGCGTTTGTACCACCTGATGCTCTACTTGTGCTGATTGAAACTGTTGGTGTGCCCGTATACCCACTACCATCATTCAGTAAAGTAATTGAATTTAAGTATCCGGAGTTTACTGATATCGCAGCAGTTGCTGTTGCAGTTACACCTGTTCCTACAAGATTTAGAGTGGTAATAAATCCATCTTCTTCGATTTCCTGATCAATCTCATCAACACCAGTATCGATAATTTCATCTTCATATTCAAAGAGTTCACACTGAAGTTGATAAACATAATTTTTACCTAACTGGTAGAAAGGTTGTTCATGCTCTACAAATTTTACTTCAAACAATCTTGTACCTAACGGGAAGAATATAAGATCACCTTCCCTTGGACGAGTTGCAAGTTCATACTCATCATCATTCAAAAATGGTGCAATAAAATCTTCAAATCTCTCTTTTGATATTGTAAGAGTAATCTCATCTCTTAAACTAACACCAAATTTTGTCATGATATCACCAGCACCCGAATATCCTTCATAGGTATTCACATATGCTTCAATTAAAAAATTATCATCAAATTTGGATGATTGCACCTCTTCGATGATAGACTTTTTATTGACAAATTTTCTTGGTATATAAGTAACCTCTACCCCATAAATTTGCAACTGCTCATTTATGAGATTTTGAATTAATCTCTGTTCACCGGGAGATCCTTGTAGAAAAAAGGGATTGAGTGCCATACATTCTACCCGATAAAGTCAAATGGAGGTAACTCGTATTCGAGTTGCATCTTTTGTTTGATTGCCTCTAGTTCTCTTTCTCCATCTTCATATATCTCTCTTCCATTTAATTCCAATCCACCGGGAAGTTTGACTCCTCTGAATTTAATTAAATTTTGACCCCACTGTCTTTTCATTAGAGCAACAAGATACATCTTTACAAAAGGATCATTATATACTTTTGTAAAATCATCAGGATTCAATGCTCTAAAACAATCTATCACGATAAAATCCTCTGTATTCATGGAATTAAAATCCATATCTATATACAAACGATTTTGTTTCTTGTTGAATCTAATTTGTCTTTCAGGAGTTAGTAAGAAGTCAATATCTTCTAAGTAACTCTTGACCATTGAATATTGTAATAATTCAACAGAGTTGAAATAATATAAGTCGTTTAAAAATAACTGATACTTGATACTGAACATTCCACCGGATATCGAACTCGTATCAAACTTAAAAATCTTTTCTATACCAATAACACTTTCAGGAACTTGGATAAAATTACTTGTCTCAACAAACTGTGAAGTTGTTGTACCATAACCTATGATATTTGTTGATGTTCCTGTGGTCGCTGCTAAACCAACTGTATTTGTAGATCCATCTTGATTATGTGCCTTTCCTCTATCAATATCATTTTGAGTGAATCTATATTTTAAATACATTCTTTCGACACCATCAAAGTGTCTTTCATTGAATAATTGAATAGCATCATCCACCAAATCATCAATTTGATCATCATCAATATTAATTTCCAGCACAGGTGCACCTAGTTTCCTAAGTGCATAATCGATTAATCCTTGTCTGGTGGATGGTTTTGCCATTATTCTGCTTCTACCTCAGATGCTAAGTTTTCGTATTTTTCTTGCCATTCAAGTGCTTGTGCGGCCAATTTTGTTTTTTCATCATTAAAGTCTGTCATTACAGTTGTCAATTTTGCTTCCAAAAGTATATTTTGGTTAGTAAGTGTTGATATTTTTTGATTATAAATTTTAATCAAAGTGTTAACATCAACATCATTATTTTGTGAATTCATAATTTTTTAGGCTAGAACGTACCCCCATCGATCGTCGTTGTCCATGTGGGTTTACTAGTGTATGTAGTCGAGACATTGGTAGGTGTTTTACCAGTGCCGGTTCCATTTAATATCAAATCAGCAGAAGTATTAAATGTTCCAGTTACACCAATCAATGTAACTGTGGTTGAGTTAGATGTAGTTTTAACGACACCTTGTTGTGATCCACCACCTGCTTGTGTTACTAAATCACCAGCAGTAACTGCTTGTGCACTACCTAAAGTAATCGCAATCTCTGTAACTGCTGTTAAGAGTTGAGTAGAGGTAAATGTAGCAGCACTTGGTGCAGTGGTTGAGTTCTGTAATCCAGTGCTATCGAAATATACAACACCATGAGTTGAGAAATCACCAGACTGATAGTAAATACCTTTAATATCAAGATAACCCTTTGTTCCCGAAATAACTTCAGCAGTATTAGTTGCATCTGGTACATATGTCCATACTCTACTTCCATCTGCACCTGCTATACTATCATCCATTCCAAAGAAACCAAGTTTATTATTGGCTGTTCCAGAACTTGTATTATAGTTGAATGAGATACCTCTGTCAGTATTAGTATCCTTCGCGTGGGTAACTGTTAATTGTGTTGTTGTAGAAATTCCAGCTGTAGTATTATTACTGATGGTTAGAGTTTTAGTTCCAGTGTTTATTGAACTAATTGTTGTATTACCGGGAATTCCTGTTGCTGTAACAATATCATCAGTTTGTAATCCTGTGACTGAATCTACAACGATAGTATTAGCACCACTGGATACTGTTGCCATAACAGTTCTAATACTTGTTACATCACCAACACGCATGATTGGATCATTAACAGTTGCAGTAGTTGAGTTGACTGTGGTTGTTGTTCCATCAACCTGTAAATCACCTTTGATGATAACTGTTCCTTCACTACTTCCACCAGTCGGAAATGGATCGATGAATAATTGATCACCAGCACCGGCTCTTGTAGATATTATATTTGATGAAATACCAACACTATCAATCTCAATACCACCTGTGTTGACCATCTTACCAACGTGGGTAATGATACCAACAACTGAAAGTTGAGATCCATCAAACGTTAAGTTTGCATCATCTTCAAGTTCACCATCAGTTCCAGCAAGAACAATACGATTGTTTGTTAAATCTGATATCTTTGCTGATGCGACTGTGGCAACTCCTGATACAACTAAGTTATCTGTGTCAGTTGTTCCTGTTACCTCAACTCCATCTATACGGGTAGCTAATTTTTTTGCATTATCAAAATACAATTCAACAGCATTATCTGTTTTTGCGATAATAGCATTATCAGTTCCCAATCTTACAAAGATATCTCCAGTTCCACCAGATGCTCTATCGATAAATGAATGATTTCCATTATGATATAACCTAAAATCATTATCATCACCCATGCGGAGTTCTTTATTATCAGGAAGTCTGATATGATCACTAAAGGTTACAATACCAATGATATTTAAATTTCCACCAACATTTAAGTTTTTCTCAATACCAACACCACCTTCAACAATTAAAGCACCGGTGTCTTTATCGTTCGATTGAGTTGCAACATTAATTCTTACATCCGCACCTGTGAAGGTTAGTTGGTCTGTGCCATTCTCATCATATTCAATTTTTGAATCTTTACCTGTACCAAAAGTTAAGAAAGTATCATCTGGTATGACAATCTCTCCTGACCCATTTGGATCAATGTTTATATCTCCGTTCGTGTTAGTGGATGAAAATGTGTTTCCATCTAAAGTTAAATTATCTACATTCCATAAATCAACCTTTCTGTTTTGATCTAATATTGCAACAAATCCATTTGCAGCAGTCGTTGGGTTTGATACTGAAGCAACTGTTCCCGGTGCATGAACCATCAAGTCGGTAAAGTAACGACCACCAACAACATCAACGTTGCCTGAGTTATCACCAACAAAAAGTCTTTCTCCTTTGTTTGCCTGAGTACCAGTACCGATTGTTAGACCAAGTTCACCGAACTGAAGACTTCCGGGAGCTGTAGTACCCGTAGATCTTTTTACTCGTATAATACTAGCCATTTTTAAAAGTTACCTCCATTGATATCCAAATTTTGTGTCGATCCGGGTGTTAATGTTAAAGTTGCTTCAAATTTTTGTGTTGCTGAATTGAAAACTAAAACCATTCCATTTTGTGGGTTATTGATTTCCGTGTCACTAAGACCTGCAAGAGATCCACTTACGTTTCCTGCTAATGAGGATACAACTTTGGTTGCATTTTGTTGCCCTACACGGACTTTAATGTTTGCCATTAACGGGTCACTCCTTGTCTTACTAAAACAGATCCTTCAACAACTCTCGTTACTTCACCTACACTATCGGAAACGATTACGTCATAAACATACCTTCCGGGTTTTAAAGTAGCAGTAGTAACACTTGTTAAACCAACTTGCACAACACCATTTTCAGCATTTTGAATTGATGCTGTAAAAGTTGCTGCGATACCTGTGCTTCCTGCATGTTTTCTCATCTGTGACATTGCAGTAAACCCACTAAGGTCTAATGCATCATTAGATGTTATATTTTCTAAAGAAAACGTTTGTGTGAAAGTAGCACCTGTATTGATTACAAGATTGCTAACATATACTGCCATTTATGCAATAATATAGTATGATCTATAGTTTATTTATAATTAGTTCGTTCAGAAGTCTCTTGAGAGTATCTATCTCAGATTTGAGAGCATCTATTTCCGATTTCTCAGTTAATTTTTTGTTTTTCATCTTTTTATATCTCATATAACCAGACGTATCGCAATTAACGATTGCACCTGTTTTTTCATCACGATAAAGATGTTTATGTCCTTCTACTCGTATCATGCCAACGCAATTGCTCGTAGATCATTTAATCTTGGTGCTTCTGCTTCATTTGTGCCACTAAACACCACTTTTATTACAAATCCAGTAAATTCTGATAGATTATCAGCAGTAAACTGATATTCTAAAAATTCACCATCTGTGCTCGATCCAACCTTGGCATCTGGTCTACCACTATTTCTAGCAGCATTTATAACCTGATCACCAAAACCATCACCATCTGTATCAAGTAAATTATCAAAACCGGGGAACAAGTCATATGATTGTTCTCCTTCACTAATTTCAGAATTGAATAATTTATACAAAACTCTGAAATCAGATGATTCAGACCTTTGTGCACTTATCAATACCTGAAGTGAAGTTGCGGGTTGTTTCAAGTCAACACGATTAGAGATATAAACTCCTGCGTGTGGATCATTTGAATTTAATTTTACTCTTGGATCTAACGCATAATCTCCTATTGGATTATTCAATCTATTTCTTATATAATTGATTGAACTATTCATAGTATCAATCACAGGTGATAAGTTGGGATCACCGGATAACAGTCTAATTGATATTGTATTTGATCTATTTAATGGAAGATCAGATAATCTTGCTGTTTCATTTATAGGAGATGCAACTAATCTTGGAGTGCTAAGAGGGTTTATTGCGTTTAATTGAATATTTTCAAATCCTTGATCAAGGAATGATACTTCATTTCCTCCAGCACTTGTACCACTAACAGTTCTAGTACGAGCAGATAATGCAGTTTGTCCCGGTGTAATATGATTTATCAAAGGATATATTTGATTGAATTGAATATTTTGTGATACAAATATTTCTCTTCCACCACCAAATGAATCGTCAAAGAAATTCATCATATCATCACCAGTTATTCTACCTGCACTTCTAGGAATCTCAATATAATACTTATCAATATCACTCTCAGTCCTGAGTAGTGATGTTGAAGGCAATTGATGATCAGTATTGATACCTGTTAGTGAGAATCCATTAAATTCATACTTGTAAACTAAACTTCCTTTTGGATGCTCACGAATCGCTGTTCCACTTATGCCTCTCTCTGAAATAAACAGTGATTCGTTATTAGAATCAATTGAAGCATATTTCATGATTTCATTATTAATTTTTACAAATCCAGTTGTAGCAGGTTTTCCTTCAAACTCAGCGAATGATGCTGTTGCATTTCCTCCGCTTGCAGGATCATCGAGTAATGCTATAGATGTAGATAAACCTACAGCAGCATTTAATATCACTGGAGAAGTTGTTGGTAAAACATTAGAAATTTCTAATTTATTATTTCCAGAGTGCATACCATGATTGTATTGAGTAATCTCGATTACATTTCCAGCATGAAGTGCGTCAATTGAAGTATTTACAGTTCCATCAACTTGTTTGTTTCCTGTTAAAGCAACAAATTGAGTTCCATTATGATGGAGAAGCGCAGCATTGTTTGAAAATGTCTGTCCCTGAACGTTTGTAAGATACAAAGTATCAGTTGCAGAAATAGAATCAATAGAGAATAATGCTCCAGATCCAGATTGTTGTCCAGCACCAAGAGTAGATGTTACAATACCAACCAAATCACCAACAGAATAACCAGTTCCAGCAGCATTTATTGCTGCACCTGTTATAACTCCATCTGATCCAGAACTTACATTTAATGTTAATCCTGTTCCACCACCAGTGACATTGAATGTGCTTACAGTTTGACCAGAGAGACTCGCCTTATATCCAGATCCACCTGCTTCAAGTGATTCAGCAGAAACAACACCACCAAGTCTTTCAACAATTCCATTTGGTGTTGTATGAATACCAGCAATACCTGCAGCAATTCTCTTACCAACCGCAATTTCAGATGCTGTAGCACCTGTATCAATCTTCACCTTCATCTTTCTTGGTAAAGTTCTGATTGCATTATTTTTTAAAGTTGGAACTAAACTACTTTCATAATTCAATTCTGGATTATAGAAAATGACTTCGGCATCTCTCGATTTAGAGAAGTCTGCCTTATATAATTTAAATTTAAGATCCTCAAATTGACTTGCAGTCCAAATTGAACCGTTTTGTGACTTAAATAAACTACCACCAATATACTGTTTAGAAATAACAATACTCTCAGCATCAGGTAAACTTTGAGTTTCAATTGTTGGTTCACCCATTCTTCCTAACCATGCTTCATAGTTGTTACTAGAAGGAGCCAGAAGAACCACAGCGTATTGCTGCCCACCTTCAAGGTAAATTGGTGATGGGAATGTAACTTTAGTCGGTACAGAGGCATCCTCAGATACATTAACTTGAGATGGTTCTAAAACAACTTGAGCAAAATCTTGAAGTAGAATCAGAGTGGGAGTACCCAATTCAACAGTTCTAACTTGAATTGTTAACTGTTCTTTTACATCCTTTGATCTGAAATATAAATCAACAGCTGTTAAAAATGCACCAGTTCCATCTACAGTAAATGACTGTGCGAGAGGGTCATCATCAAATACATGCCTTCTTCTTCTAATAACCTCTGTAACATTTCTAACATTAGTAATATTATTAGTTACATTAGTAACATTTGTTACTTCAGTGACGTTAGTTACATTAGTAATTTCATTTGTAATGAATTCATTAGTAATATTGAAAACAACTGGTTGTGGGGGTGGTGGTGGAATACGAACAACAACTGTTGATTGTCTAAATGTATCTACTTGACCGCTTGTACGATATACCTGCTCAACTTCACTTATGGATGGATCACCAAGTAATGGTCTTCCATTATCTGAACTTGATGTCAACTTAAATGTTTTTGTGCCATTTTCAAATCTTAACTGTGGGACTGGTGTTCCCAAGGGATCACGGAAGAAGAATGATCCTTTCAAATCACCTACACTATCAGATATCAATCGTATATTAGAAACTGTAGCAGTTGCACCACTTGTGCTTCCAACTAATTTAAGACCTGTTTCAATATAACCAAAAAATCTACCCTGTGCTTCTTCTACCAATCCAGCAATATCAATATTCAAAACAGTTGATGAAGATGAATATAAACTCGGTAAAGTAAGTGCAGAATTATATGGATTATTAGTATAAACTGTAGTTGGAGAACTTATACTTCCTGTTTTATGATTTGGTGCACATGATCTCGCTGCAAATACACGATCTGCACCATCAAATCCTTCAATAGTTTCATTAATATCAAAAGAACCAGAATCCATTGATACTTCAATCAATTTTGGAATAACATCAATACCAGAGGCACTATCAAAGAATGCATAAAATCTTGTAGTGGGTTTAACACCACTTGCATCAAAAGCTACATTTCGAGATCTAATGTGTGTGTCAGGTTCGCTACTTACTATACGATCATTTGTAAATGTTTCCTCAACATCACCTAATACAGTTCTTGTTCCATTATCTAATATAACATTTCGTGTCCAAGTATCCGCTGCTGGATTTAATATCATTCTTCCTCTAAAAGTGACGATATTAAATGGGTTTACATTTTCAACTCGTGAAGCAAGAGGTTGCTCCAACATGGTTACTTCATCATAATCAAGTGTAATTAAATCTCCAGTTTTTCTAACTCCAGAATCTAAAAGTGCCAAATTATCTGAAAAATCAGCAGTGCTTGGATTCAAAGAATTATCAAGAGCTAATTCAGGTTTGACTGTGTAAAAATCAGTGGGAGTTACTAAATTTTGTGCACTTGCAATTATATCACACTTACAATCAGGATTATTACGATCTAATAAATTAGTATCTTTAAAATCATCTACAAAAAATCCTGTTTTAAATCTTGATAATCCATCAGCATCTTGTATTTGAAGTGCTTTTGTATCCAATTCAAGTAATGATAAGGATGTGAGTTTTTCAAGAGATTCAATTCTATCTTCTAAACCACCAATATCTCTCATCGTGTAACGACGATTATCTATAAGTGTAATTACAGCATCTTTAGTATTATAGAGATATGCAGGAACTTCAATAGTTCCGATCGTCATTGCAGTTTCTACGTCATCTGGGACGACAGGATTCTGAGATGAAACACCTTTAATAATTTGAAATTCACCTTGTGTGTAAGCATTCCCTGTGGGATCACCTGCATCTAAAATTAATTTGTCAATTCTAGGTAGATAGAATTTAAAATCAAGAGTTGATGACTCGTTTGGTGCAGGAACTAATGTTGGATTAGTACCTGAAGTGCTGAATACTCTTGATCCAAAAGCAAAAGGTGATGCACTTCCAGTGTGATCAGCAACTCTTGGTCTAAAATCTAAGGTATCACTCGCTCTTAATCCATTTCTAAGTAATGGAACATCTTTAAAATTATTTGCAGAATATGATCCTACTGCAAATACATCACCAGTATCATTAGCAGGAACTGTAAATTTATCGAAAATAACTCTTATTCTTCTTGATGGAACTGTTGCACCATCTTTTCTTACAATACGAGAATAATCAGCATATTCATCTCTTTGACCATCATCAAGAACATAATTTGATGTAACATTTAAAAATAAACCTGCAATAGTTCCTTGTAGATTTGTAGTTATGCTTGATTCCTCAAACGTTATAGATTCACCAATAATAAATTTTGATTGAGTGAGTCTTACAATTTCAACAGTTGTGGCACTTGTTTGCCCTACCAAAACCGCAACAGCACCACTTGTTGCACCTTTAATTTTTTCACCCAAAACTGTATTCGTATTTAATGATAAACCACTCACAAAAACTAACTTGTCTAATACTGGATCAGCTAAATTGACTGATTCAAATATACCAACAACATTAAAGACATCTGGTGTATTTAAAGATATTTCCTTATCTTGAACTCTTAATCCATAAGCTTTACTGTGAGTTAAACCATTAGTTGCTATACCGACTTGATTTGAATCATTTACTATTAAACTATTACTTCTAGAAACATTTTTAGTTTTTTGTGAAATAATATCTTTTTCAAGAGTTACATTAACAACTTTTGCACCATTTGAAATATTATTGAATGTAATTGACTGATTATTAGCACCCATTACCACTTGACTTTCTTCTAGTACCTGATGAGTGGTATCAGATGCTGTCTTTTTAGATATACTATAACGATCACCATCATACGGTACAAAAGATGCACTCGTTACATCTGTTAAATCAGAAACACTTACAGTTAAAGTATTAGAAGATGCACTTTTTTCAACCTGTGATTTAATTAATAATTTGGATTGTGCTAATGATACATCAGAAACATTTTTCTTTTGAAGTTCAGCATATAATCCAGTATCATTCAAAAATATTTGTGGACGAGCAACATGAACACCTGTTGGTGAAACACTTGCCAGTGCAGTTCCAATATTAACACCTGTTACAGTATTTGTCGCTGCTAATGTAACTGATTTAAGATCAGGAGAAATAGCACTAACTCGATTGAATCTTGGTGATGCGTCTGTAGTTAAGTTAATAATAATGATATCATTTACCTTTAAAGATCCAAATGTCTTACCAGCACATGTTAATACACTTGATGCACTTATGTTAACTTCATCTCCAATTCCTAATTCCTTTATAACTTTTGATTGTAATACTAAATCACCAGAAAAATCAGCACCTGATATGAATGTATCTTCTTGATGAACTGACTTTATGTCCTCAAGACCAAATTTTTGAACAGTTGTAACGGATCTAATTAATGAATCATCACCATTTATTCTAATTTTTTCACCTACAATAAATGTTCCTGATACTTGATCTAAATTAATAAATGCTAATCCACCACCTTGTGATGTTGCAAATCCTGTTGCACCACTACTTAATCCCTCAACGAAACTAGTAACAGGTAGTTCAGCATTAGATAATGCAACATTTACTGTTAAACGTGTATATAATTGAACATCATATAAGTAAAGATCAAATTGAGTTGTTGCATCTTTGAAAGCAGCATCAGTATTTTCAAATGCGTATGTCCTTGCTCTACCAATTTCACTGCCATTAGGAGTTGGATTAGTACCAGTACCCTTTCTTTGAGATCTCAAAGAAATAGTTGAATTTGCAAGATTATTGTTTAATCCTAATACTGGTGTTCCGTGAACATTATTTAATTTGAATAAAGTTCCAAGTTTAAAATTAACTTTAGCATCTTTAAATTCTTCTTTATCTCTTGGTTTATCAACATCAATGACCGATGTTCCAGATTTTTCTATATCATGACCTCTAACATATGCTTTTCCGGGTGATACCTTTACACACATTAAAGGTTCTTCGGGAGTATTTCTTTGATCTGTCTTTTCGTTTGATAAATATACTCCTTCATTTGATACACCATCATTCAAACATTCTGCAACTTCAACTTTGAAATTGCCAACTGAATAATTTCCAGATTCTTCATAAGTTCTTTTTGCAAAATAGTCTTTTATTAATGCATAATCTGGTTTTTGTTCATTTTTCTTAAGTTGTCCATCATCAAGACGAATTAATTCAATAAAATTCTTATCATTGTAGTCTGTTAATGGTTTTTTTGTTAGAGTGGTTTTTATTTTTAATCTATCTGCACCGGGTGCTGCAAAGTTAGAGAATCCTCGTGCATTATCAAATAATGAGGAATCATCCTTCGCTTGAACTATTTCCTCTTCAATAAAAAGTCCAACTCTATAATTTGGTACGTTTGAATATGGATCAAGAACAATTTTATCAGCAGAAACATTTACAAAATGACCACGTATAAAGAACACACCATCAGCGATAGAAACTGCTGATCCTACTTTAGATGCATCTTGATCTATTAGAGATGCAACTGTCTCTCCAGCGGTTATTTGTGTATTACCATATATGAATGTCTCTTCTAAAATTAAATTTTCTCCATCTGCCATGAATGATACTTCATTTGTATCACCAGAATCGATATATTTGACAAATAGTGTTAAATCAGTAATCTCACTCGAATCTTCAGGAAGTGCATAGTTATCAACTTTTATCCTTATGCCAGTATCTTGCCCTTTTAATGTTTTTCCTTTTAAATTATCAACATACAAAGATACAGGAACACCTAAATGATCACTTTGCAATTTAATTGAATAATATTCATAGTCATAACTTGAATTTCCGGGGATAACCATTGATCCCTCTTTAAACATATGACTACCGAATGACTCAACTTGATCCTGTAGTATTGATTGTAAAGTCGTCAATTCACGAGCTTGTACTGGTCTACCCGGATTGAACAGAACTCTATAAAACTGATTATCCTTGGAAAAATCGTCGTAATATGGACTTATATTTAAATTCGTTTTTTGTGGCATTTTTTAAAATTCCAGAATAATTTTAATGTCTTCCTTTTGTCTCAAATTTCTTGAGATTTTTGCTCTATTGTCAATGTATAATAAATCACCTGACCCTTTATTTATCTCAGGTGAAGCAAGACCACTCGTGAATGAAACACCTAAAGCAACATTGTTATTGTTCACATCAGTTGTGATACCTGAACTAAATGTAGTTTCAACTGATCCACTTCCTCCGGGAAACGCAACTTGACTTGTAGTAGATACAAAATCAAATTGCTGCGACCCATTAGTTACGTTTGCATAATCAGTTTGATCATTTCTATTACCAAAATATAATGATCTATCTTGAATATATTTAATCACATTCACATCACTATCATATGAACTAATATATCCAAATGCAGTTTGCCCTGTTCCTACAGTTTGTTGTAAAATTCCACCAACTGCTGGTGTTCCTGCTATTGTTGAGAATTTAATTGATTTCAAAGCAGAGAAGGTACTGCCTGTATAAATTGAAGTTGTTCCAAAGGATGTTGGATTTTTAACTAATGAAACTTGTGCAAACTCAGCATCGATTGGAAAATCTTTTGTAGAATCATCAAATCGTGCATAAACAAGAACACGATCTGCTCCAAGTTCTTTATACAAATCAAATCCATGTCCTTTTGAAGGTGGAATGATTGGAATCAATTTAGCAGGGGTGCTTCCAGCAACCGCACCACTATTAATTGTTCCTAAATCAACAACTCCATAAGTATACCCTTTACCACCATTTGAAACTGTGCATTTAGTTATTTTTTTACCAGAAACTTCAACAACAACTTTTCCACCAGTTCCGTCACCTAATATATTAAATTCTCCACCAGTCGTAGTATAATTATCTCCTTGATCGGCAATATAGACAGTTTTGATTTGGTTATTGTTTATATCTGAATCACCATTTTCACGAACTGCTTGTATTTGTGCATCAGTGCTTGTATTCCAATTATTTGGTAGAGCAATAAAATCAGTCGAGTCAAATTTTATGATATCACTTGGATTTACAGTAAACAGGTATTTCCAAACATATCCATCTTGACTTTCTCCAGCCTTTGATGGTTCTAGATCAGTAAATGTTGGTTCATCCTCAGACGCATTACCTGTGGTATTTATCCCTGATGATCCATTCTCGATACAAATATAAACGTTAAAATTACTATTCATCACATAGTAGTTTGCAGCATATAAACGTGTTGCCCCACTATTTGGAGCACTATTTGTTGTGCTGTAATCTTGACGATACATATCGTACTTAATTCCTTTAGTCCAATCAATTCGACGAACTAATCTTCTCACATTTGCTTCTGTAACTCTCTTACCAAATTGTGTTGTATCACCGACATGTCCAATATCTGAAAAACTATCTACTGGATTTGGAGTAGCAGTATTCCAATTATTTGCCCTTCCAAAACCAACTGATGCTGGTTGAGGATTAGGTAAACCTAGAGAAATGTAATATGAATTGGTAGACGAAGAAACTCCTGCAACAAAATTACTTGCATTTAATATTCTGAATTGGTCTGTAACAATTGCTGGCATTATTATATGTTTTTTTCTATATTTATACAGGAAATCGTCATGGTGTATGAGACCTCTTTATCGCACCACTATCACGGAAACCAAAACCTCGTCTTTGGATAGTTGGATATGTTGAAATACCGAGTCCTTCACCTGCAATTACAGTGTTTCCAGTAATTCCAATTGCGATAGGATTATTTCTTACAAAATTTCCAGATGCAGGTGTTAGAACTCCAAAAGAAAACTTACCCTTTTCTATATCTTTAACAATAATTTGCCCATACATCGCGTTTGGATGATTTGTACACTGATAGAAGAACGAAGTGCTACCTGTTCCAATTTGTGCAGTATCAAAAACAAGTGTACCTGCTCCAGATCCTGTTACTCCAGATGTGAAGTTTGATCCACCTAATATTCTCTTAAGTGTAAATGCGTGTCCACCAGTGCTATTTACTATACTCAATACATCACCTTTTTCAACATATATTGTTGGATTATGCACATTTGATAAAGTAGGTTGTGTGCTAAATTCACCTCTATGTTTTCCACTGGTTATGTATGATGTGTTTCCAGATCCAACACTTCCAAATGTGATAGTGAATGGTAAATTAGTTTTTGCTAAATCAATACCATTAGTATTAATTCCTGAATGAACATTAACTTCAATCTCTGCAGCATTCGAGTGTCTATTAATATTTTTAATCATGTAAACATTATCAACAAACGTTTTACCTATTGCAACAACATCTGTATCTACACCACTCTCATTCAAACTGGTAACTCCATGACCAACTGATGTATCGGAGATATAGATTGGCATAGTTTCTTTAAGATTAGTAAATGCACCAGATCTTGATAAACCAAACTTAAGTCCCATAGTTGACCCTATCATAACTGTTGAAATACCAGTTACAATTCCAGAGAATCCAGCAAAATCAGCACTTGAAGTATCAATAGACTCAATTAATTCAGTTACTGGTTTATGAGCGAATGCAATAACTTTTGGTGTTACTGAAGTTGAATATCCAATACCGCCACTGTTTATTGTGACTGATGTAATCGTTCCGTTTGTAATATTTGCTGTTGCAATAGCAGTAGATCCAATTCCAGTTGCTACAGGAGATACTTTCATTGGAACTGGTGGTTGTGAAATATGAACAGAAGTTGAATTACCCACGTATCCACTTCCTCCATCAACAACTGCTATTGCTGAAATAGTTCCAGCAGTTGATACAGTGGCTGTAAATGATGCAGATATTGGATTTGTGTCATTTACAATTAAACCATCAAAGTTTATGTCATTAACTGCAGAGTCCTCATTTGCCTCATACTGGAAGAAGTTAGCATCATCGACATATATTTTGTTTGTTGTTCCTGCGCCAATGTCACCTATGATTCTTGCTGTTGGATATATTAATGGTTCAATGGAATCTCTTGCTTTTGAAACGACTATTCCATTTACAACCTTATCCTCTTTTTGTTTAATCCATGTAAGTGGTTTATTCGTAGCAGAGTCATTAATTCCAACACCAGTATAGATTTCAGTTTCAAGAGTATCAGTGGTAGTGATACCAGATACTGTTCTTTTTCTCTGTTCTAAATCGATTAATCTTCTAGTATTTTGATTTGTAAGAATACTTGTATCATCATTTGCTTGTAATCTTACAACATCACCATTTTTAATAGTTTCGACTACATTTACTTCCTCAATATCCTCTGAAGCGGTTCCCTTGTAGAAGAATATTGCTATATCATCATTTTGTTCAGGTGCTGTAGTAAATTCAAATGTAGTTCCACCACCGAATGAATATGCTTCACCGGGATTTTGTAAGACATTATTAACATATATTATTAACAATGCGTTCATATCAATCTGTTGAGAATCAACAGTTTGTCCGACATCGAAACTTAATAGTTCACCATTTACTCTTAGTGGGAATCTTGTCCTTTCACCATCTTGTAAATTAACAATCGGATCTATAAAATCAAATTCACCAAAATCCCATGAAGTAAATTTATCATTATAAATCTCTGTTACTTCTAAAATATAATCCTCAAGATTTGCTCCTCTTGCGGTAACTAATCCAACTGGTTTGATTTTATCTCCACGTTTAAATGCATATCCATCCCTAGCAATTTCAAAGGATGTTATTTCAAATAATGTAGATCCTATGCCTACAGTAGAACTCGCACCTACATTTAATGTAACTAATAGATTTGATCCAGTTACAGTGGATGCGATACCATCTCTTGACACACCCATTATTTCCATATTTTCATAATTTGGTTGTGGGAATTGGAATCTTGGGTTAACGTAATTTGTACCACCTGCACCAATATTAATATCTAATGTTCCACCTATACCAATATTTCCAGTTGCTGAAGCACCGGTACCTGCTCCTCCACCAAATCCAATAAAAGCAGTAATAGTATTTGTTGTAACCGCAGTGATAATAGTTGCAATACCAGCAATTGGATCAGGTAATCCTGTGGTTTTAGAGAGTGCACGAGGATATGCATGATTTGACGCAAAATCATCTCTTGAACATGTGAATACAAGACTTCCTGTATCAATACCAACAAAGTTACCAACACTCAATCCGTGACCACTACCTATGGTTAATGTTAGTAGACCTGTATGTGAGATATAAGTTGCATCTGTAGCAGTCCTTTGTGTTGCAGCAAAAATATTACTTCCTGATGCATTTGTCCTTATTGATCCAACACCAGCACTCACAAACCTATGTTCGTATGCTAAATCGGTAATACCAATTGCAACTGTGCCACCAACTGGTCGATATCCAGAACCAAATGTTAATGTTTCGGGAGGTCTTGAGGGAGATACGGACTGATTATATACTGTTGATCCTATACCCACTGATGTAATAACACCAAATTGATTTAATACACCAGTGACAGCAGCACCGACTAATGGAGCAACTCCTAGACCACCAGTTGATCCTAATGAAACAACTTTACCACCTCTTGGAAGTCTGTTTTGATTTACATCTGCTTCACTGATAATTTGATTATTAGTACCAAAAGATGAGATACCTGTAAATTCAATATCTTGTGCTGTAGTTCCAACTCCAACAAAAACATAATTATTACTTAAATTATTTTCAGTTGTTGGTTTTTGGAAAATACCATTTATCAAAACTAATGAACTACCAGTGCTTATACCAGTCGTATTGGCACCACCAACTTTCATTCTAAATGTAGCACCAACACCAGTAAATTCTGTCGATATATCATCAAATATTCGATTATTAGTATAGGTTTTTCTTAGATATGTTCTACCTTGGAAAACTGATCGTGGTGTCTCAAGGTTGGATAAATTTCTTGCAATATTATTCGTTCCTCTAGGTGCATTTGTAAAGAATACATCAGATCCAATTATGTTAAACGATCCAGAGAATACTCTACCAACAGAAGAATTATTATGAGAAGCAGCAAGTGTTCCGAGTGCTCCCCTGTCAACACCAATAATATTAAATGTACCAATACCAGATACAGGCCCTGTTGTAGTTGTTGCTATACCAACAGAGGTTACAAGCATAAACTCATCAGAGAACTTGAGATGATCTCCAAGGTTTATATCTGCAGTGGAGTTAACACAAAAATCAGTTGTTGTAGTTGATATACCACTACCTGCATTGTTTACTAAAGTAGTTGTAACAGGAGTAAATGACATCGGTGATTGAATGATACCATCAATGACAAGAACACTCTTCTCGGTGCGTTTGGCCATCGTTAATCGATGCGAATTACCAGCACCAACAGATGTAAATGTTACTGCAGATCCACCACTTGATGTTGCCAATTTAAATGAACTATTGTCTATTTTTTTGACAAATACAGTTGTAGGTAAATCCGATCCACCAGACATTTGTAACGCAGTTGCACCAACTCCAGCAAATGTTGATAATGGAGTGTAAATTAATTCTTCATTTTCTGAGAAGAAATGATTAGGAATAGTGAATACTCCTGTAGATCTATTCAGTTTTGAAGTGTCTTCTGGATCAAAACCTTTTTCATAAATTGGAATTGTATTATGCTTTAGTGTGAATTGTTTTTTGTTTGATCTAATACCGTTAACAGCATTATATTGGAACGCAGTTAAAGATTCGTTCACACGACCATAACCTAATGTTGGTGGAGTATTAAGTATGTCAATGTCTCTGTAAATCTCTTCACTAAAATGTTGAACTGTATGACTTCCGGTTCCTGAATCTGGATGGAATTTAACAACAAAATTAGATGCTGTTAAATTAGATGAGAATGTACCTATTCCGGATGTGCTTCCAATTGAAATGAATGGATAATGAATTGTATGAGTATCTGTTCCATCATGTATTGCTAAAACTTGATGCACTGCACTTGCTGTTGCAGATTTAATTCTAACAACACTCTTAACAGCACTGAAATTGTTTTTATCTAATGAAATAAAGTTTGCAGTGTTTGTTCTTGTGGTGATTCCAGATCTTAGGTTAATTGTTCTTTCTGCACCTGCAGGTTGAGCATTATCTTTAAATCTGAAGACATCGTTTCCACCTGTAGTATTAAATCCAATAACTTTTGCATTAATTCTAACAGTAGATGCTACTCCAACAGAATTATCAAAATCAAGACTTAATACGTTATTATGAATTCTTGATCTAAATGTTCCAATGAAATTTGATGAGAAATTATTATTAGATGATGTATCGGCATAATATTCACTGTAGAATGAATCTGTGCCATCATGAGTAGCATATATGTCAACATGATTCTTCTCACCTGAATCTGTATTGACCACTTCTATTGTGGCATAGAAAGCGTCTACAGATGTAGTAGATCCAACTGCGATTGGTTCTGCTGTAGTTCCAACACTAACAACTGTTGATAAACCTACTAAATTGACAAATCCAATTGACTGAGTTCCACTTCTAAGATTTTGTTCATTAAAACTATTTTTATAAACTTTAATATCAATATCATCATTGTTTGGATCAAGTGGTGAAATAACTAAATTTCTACTTCCATTAACCGTTTTTCCCTGAACTTCAACTATGGTTGATGCAGTTGATACTATACTATTTTTTTCAAATGTAAACGTATCTGTATTATCATTAAATATTACAACATCATCTACTTGAATTTCACCATTACTAATGTTTCTAGATTGTATTAAAAATCTAGCAAAAGTCTCTTGAATAGGAATAGATACATTTCCAGTTAAATTTGCTTCACTATCAGAAAATTCATTACTAATATCATCTATTTTTAAAACTCTATTAGTGTTACATCTAACGAAATTTGCTAATTTTGTATTTACAAGTTGAATAAATTTAGATTTTGATCCATTTGAAATCGTGTCAATATCTCTACCAAGATCAAAATTATTAATAGCATCTACTCTTTGCTCTGTGATAACATCTGCTGAAACCACAGTTGCATTTGTTATTGCAATTCCAACACTTGCTCTTGATGATATACCAGTATCAGCGAAGTTTTTAAGTCCACTTGTATGAAGTAATCTATTTACTGGATCGATTATCTCATCAAAGGTTTTAGGACTTTGAATTGTGTATGATAAGTTTTGATGATAGTCATTATCTGCTAGAACCATGAAATCTTCACTCAATCTACCAATCTCATCATTCCATCCTTTATCTTGCCTTAATGAGTAATCAATGGTGAATCTTCCCTTATTATTGACAATTGAGTTTATAGTCGCGATAGTTCCAGAATTTTCTCCACGAATTACATCACCAACAATAACTTCATATCTTCCCTCTATTTTTATAAATTCGTCAGGACGATTATCAATAACTATTAAACCAGTACTAATGAAAACATTATTAACTTTGACTGCTAATTTTTCTCCAGTTCTAAATTCTGAAGTTCTTTGAGTAACTGTGAATTTAGGATAATCATTAAATTTAATTATTGTTGCAAAATTTTGGGTAGATGCAGCTATTCCGGGATTAGTGGCAGTCTTAGGTAATTCAAATTTAACAATCGCTGGATCAGTATTATTATACTCAACCACATCAAAGAACACAAATCCATTATCAGCTGAGTTTAACCCATCACCAATTGTCCCAATACCTATATTTTCAACAAAAATCTGTTCTCCAGCAGTAAATTGTGGAGTCGCAAATCCATTAATAGGTGTTTTAAGCACACATGTAACAATACCACTGTTACTACTCTCAACTTCAGTAACTCTGTATCCATTGGTATTATTGATTGTTCTTAAAATTTGAGGTTTAGATGTAAGTCCTCTTGGTGATTCTAAAATATTTACATCTCCTAAAGAACTTGCGGATAATTTTAATTGAATTACACCTTGATCTGCAGTTAATTTTCCTGTATCTGGATCAACAATCACAAGATCAGGAGCATCAGTATAATTTGATCCTCCATCAGATATTGTTATATTTGTTATTGAATCTGAATTTATTAATGTAACAGTTGGAGAAAGTCTAGCTTCCGGTCTCAAAGTTTTATCTGAATGGTAATCAAATCCGGGATCAGTGATTCTGACAGTATTAATATTGTTAATATTTTGGGATAAACATAAAATATTTTCACCCGTTCCATTTACAGATGTAACATTTCTAACTCCGGGAACATTTTTATATCCAAACCCACCTGATGTTAAATTAATTTTACTTATACCACCTGTAGCAGTTAAAGATGAGGTGTCATATGTAATTGTCGCTGCAGCACCAGCTGTATATGATCCTTGTTCAGGAACATCATTAAGGGATATGTTAAATCCACCTGTTGTTACACCAAATGCAACATAGTTTCCACTATATTCACTGTCAATATAAGAGATACATGATGCGTCTTTTACATCTGGATCAGATGTGCTAATAAATCCTGTTTTTTCAAGTGTATAAAATATTTTTTCTGGGTTTGTTTTATCAAATCTTAAGGTGACTGTTGAAGTTGTACCAACACCTACAGTTCCAACACCGGTTACTCCAAAATCAATTGTTGATCCTGCAGATACAAATCTATTTTTAAATTGTTTATCGAAATAGAAATTTAAATTATATCCACTCAAAGATGGATCAGAGACATAAAATAATAAATTATCATTTCTTACAATTTCTAAAGGTGGATTGACAAGTGATAATTCTTGTGTTCCACCACTATTTGCAGTAATGTTTACAACTTTAGGAGGTTCATTAATTACATCATATCGTGTTTCTGCTAACTGGAAGTTACTATCATCAGTTTTGTAAACAAAATAAGTTCTTTGTGATGTTAAACCTGTCGCTGGAGATCCATCATAGAATAATTTTTGACCTGTTTTGAATCCATGATTAGCAATATTAATTGAATTTGTGTTGACTGATGAATTTGTAAATATCGTTGGATTTATTAAAAGTTTATCATTTTGAGCACTATATTTAACTACAACAGAAGTCGCACCCGCACCAACACCCTTTGTTTGTGTTGATAGTACTTCGAGTTCAATATTATCATTATTTTTAAGTCCATGTAATGTAGAACCCACTGATACAGTTGCAATACCAACATTAACAGTAATTCTCTCCACTTTACCCTTAACTTGAGGATAATTAGATTCGATTGAATATTCAAAATTGTTAAAATTACCAGTTTTGAAAAATACTGGAGTTGTATTGACGGTTAAAGCAAGTCCTACAACATCATCAGAGAATTTTCTTATGTAAACAGTTTGACTATTTCCAGAGGACGGTAAATTAAAATCAGCACCAACTTGGAATCGATCACCAAGACCAATTGTAAATTGTGTAGCTGCACCGGATGGTTTTCTAAGAATTACTTCCTGATTATCTTTGAACGGGTGATTTGGTAAGAATATACCTTTTGCAGGAATTGAAATTACTTGTGCCAATTCACCAATCGTATAAGATTTTCCAATAGATACAGTTCTGCCTGATGTAACAGCGACACCAACTGCCTCTGCAGGATTAAAATATACAATATCATTCTTTTTAGATACAAATTCTCCTATATTTGTTGATTCAATATCAATTATTTGTGGTATAGTTTGAACTAATGATCCTAGAACATGAGATGCAGTGTTAGCAGATCCTACGATACCTCTTTTTACTCGTAAAATACTTCTTTCTTCAAAAACATTTAATACTAGTAATTTTTCTGTTCCAATTCCAATACTACTTCCAACTGATACTGAATTTGGTATTCTTGCCAAATAGATATCAGTTATTATACCTGCTGTGGCATTTGCTGGAACATCTTTATATAAAACAGTGCTCTCGGAACTTACACCTATTTTATGAGATCCTGTGAGTTTGGGAATACTAGTGGTTAAACCAGATATTACAACTGTATCACTTGTATTTAAAGTATGCGTTGTAGAAATAAATCCAGAAACTGTTCCATTTCCTCCACGTACAAGAACAACATCATTGTATGTTGTTATACCCACAGTGACATTATCAACCTCTTTACCCTGCACACTTGATACTTTTGCTGCTGCACCACCACCTTCAGTATTTGAATTATCAAAATTTAAAGAGTCTTCTACTTTAAAATCACTTCCGGCAGAGACGATCTGAAAATCATTAATGTTTCCACTTGTAACTGATTCTATTATTGATGTCTGTTGATTTATTTCATAAGATTCTATTACAAAATTGTAATCAGCATTATCATCATCTAATTTGTATGGAAGTGAATTACGAGTTAAATTTGAATTATTAAAATCAAAAATTGACTGCGTTAATGAAAAATTATCATCAATAGGATCTGATCTAAATGTGTCACCTATGAAATATGGAAACTCTGGTTGAGTTGTAGTTGTATTAATTCCTGCAAAATATGCGTAAGTTCCATTTGGAAAATCTGGTGTTTTACAATATCTACCGTTACTTTGATCTAAATCTCCAGAATTTGTAAATTTATAATCTTCAATAAAGAATCCAGCACTAAAACTACTGGTTGGTGGTCTATTAATTACTTCTGTAATGTCTAAATCATATCCAGATGTTATAATTCTAGATATTGAGTTATTATTATCTGCTTCTGAATATCCATAGGGGCCATATATTGGATTACCATCATATGCCCATCCAATAATTGGTGAGTGTAGTTGAGGTGTTGTTGCTAGATCGGAGAAGGCAGTTTGTATTTTATTTGAGTAACCAACCACTGAATACTGTAGATTTGTTTCTGCTTCTCTTAATAATATCTCATCACCAAATCGAACAAGATTATTTACAGTCAAATTTCGCACAGCAGAATCAACTATAAATCCTGATCCATTAGGTGTTACCTTAATATCTGGAGATACTGTATATCCGATACCCGGATTGATAACCTTAACATCAGTAATTTTACCATCAGTTACAACCGCTCTCAATTTTCCACCTATTCCGGTTCCGATACCAACTAAATCTAAGTCTGGTGCAGATGTATATTCCTTACCACCAAACATAACATCACATCCTATAATTTTTCCATCAAAAATTATCGCTCTTAATTCTGCCTCTTTACCATTTAAAATTTTAATATTTGGTTTCTTTTCAAAATTTAATATTTCAGATCCATAATTAGATCCGGGTTCATGTAAATACCCATCTATCAACTGTCCTCTTATTTTAGGTGTTATAACTAATCCCTCTGTACGACCAGCAGATACAGGTGAATAAATTGCATCTACTCTTACTACAATTGGTTCATAGAAAAATTCATGATTACTTGAAGTAAATACCTGAGAAATTCTTTGGAAATTTTTTCTTAAGAAGTTTGAATTTGGATCTGTTGCACCTATACCAACATCAACAAGTCTAAATTTATCATTATCTAATTTCAAAACACGATAACGTGTAGTAATTCCAAGTCCTACAGGTGCATGACTTGCATTACCACTTGATGGTGCATACTGAACTAGATCTCCTGTATTAAATCCATGATTCTTAAAGTTGATTGAATTATCAACAGTATGAATACCGACAGGTTTAATGATTAATCTTCTGTTTGTATAATTTGAACCAGTATCAATAACTTTAACCGCTTTAAGATGATTTTTTAAATTTAAGAAGGTGAACTTATGTGTACCAGCAGTATTTTCTACAGTAAATCCAACTGTGTTAATACCAGCAACATAATCACTAAATTTTTCATATAAGTGAACTGAACTTATACCAACGACCTGTGGATAGTAAGTCGCACCATTTACTAATGTTTTATTTTGTGAAGTATTTGCACCCAGAAAAGTTCCTATACCAATAGATAAATTTCCATTATTGCTATAGACAAGTGGTTCACCATTTTCTAGATTATGAGGTCTCTTAAATTCAATAATATCGTTTATTTGATCAACTCCACCCTGTACACTCTTCAATCTACCATCAAATTCAATTTCTCTTTGTCTTTTAGTAACGACAGGTTTTAATACTGCTCCAGACCCATTACCACCTGTTATGGTAACTGACATTACTTTTTCTACATCAAAATGTTGTTGATCAACTAATACTTCTTTTATTGATCCACTAACAACTGGTTGAACAAGTGCGGTGGTTCCAGTTCCGGGTGAGGGAATACTAACTGTAGGTATATTAATTACATCAAAATTCTTACCTTGATTTAAAATTTTAAAATCAGATAATGGGCCAAAATATATCTTGTCTAAAGATTTATAATTTGCTATTTCAACACCATTCTTAAGAATACCAGTTGTACCCGGTTCTGTTTTGACAGATTCGCCTGATTTAATATTTACGTCTGCAGGAAATTTTCTTAAAACTTTCTGTACACCTATTTGTTCATTTCTATGTCTAAGTAAAACAAATTTATGCTCTGCTGTAGATGATGTCTGATTTGAATTATCAAATTCAATATATGGTGGGTTTGATGCATCAATATTAGTTACAGTAATGAATGATCTTGATGGATAAAGTCTCAGAATATTATTAGATGTGGTATTTGAATTTAATCTTTCTACAAAATATATGGTATTCGTTGATAATCCAACTAAAGGTTCTTCACTGGGCAAATATACAACTGCATCACCAGTTATAAAATCAACCGCAGAATTAAATTGTAATTTTGAATACAATCCAGTTGTAAGATTTCTATCTAATAATTGGAAATTTCCTGATCCAGTACCAAAAAAATCTGCTTGTGGAATACCCGATGATGAATAAACCGCAGATGTCCCTATACCAGTGATACTACCAAGAGTTTCCTTTATAACTTTCTTTTCAATCGTATATGAAGGCATTGATGATGATGCCACATAATAGTTTTCATCCTCATCATTATAAGTGTTTTGAACGTCAGTTGTGATTATATTATTTCCAAATTCTAAATCAATATCTGACGCTGCTACTGCCTTTTTAAGTTGTCTTTGAATATCATACTCAGTTATCCCATCATTTGTAAATGATACTCCTAAACCAATATCATTTGTACCAACAGTGACATCTACATCTGTTTTTATAGGTATGAATTCACCTCTTCTAAAAACAGAAACTTTATCACCTGTTTTTAATTGAGATTTATCAATTTTTGATTTATGATCAAAATCTGATGTCGTTCCTTGCAAAGGAGTGGTAGCAGGGATATCAAGTTTTATTCGACTTGCTGTATTATAAATCCATGAATTAAAAAATACAGTCTTTCTTGATTTATCACTTGGTAATGTTGGATTTGGAATTTCCTCACCTAAGTTTTTAACTGTTATCTTTTCTCCTTCAAGGGTTACACTTGATCCACTAGTGGGTAAAAGTTCAAAATCAGATAATACACCAGTTATTCTTAATTCAACTCTTTTTGTTAAATCACCATTTTCATAACCAAATATAAATTCATCACTTCTTAAATCATCAGTAGATCTGATAGAGTTACCAATTCCAGTGCATAGTAAAAACTGATTAATAGATTTATCACCATATGTAATTGTATTAATACCATTAACACCATTTGTCACCACGGTTCCAGTGGTACCAAACCCAACTGTGGAATCTACAGTTAAAACATTTGAATTTATAGGTGCATCTTCAATTATTCTTGTTTTTCCGGGAATTGTAAATGTTCCTTGTATTGCAGATCTTTCATCATATCCTACAAATAAATTTAATTTATAATATGTCGTGATACCTAAATTTCCAGATCTACTAAAAATTTCAACTTCAGATACTGATCCTGAAGTACTTAAATCTGTGGACTTTGTAATAGTTTGTCCTATTAGTTTATTTGGATCACCAGTTATTCTTTCAGCAACAACAACTTCTCTACGAATGTATTCAGCAGATGATGGTTTTATTAAACGGTTTTCTAAATCAACAATTTTCGGAGTAATTCCGTATAAAACATTAAATAAAATCCTGAATGACTCTTCAGTTCCTTTAGATTTGTATAATGATTTGGATTCTTTTATGAAATTACTTATATCTACTTTCTCACTTAACTTTGTATCCTCTAATCCGGGAGTTATATAAGATTTAACTTTTTGATAGAATTCTTTAAGAAATAATACACTTAAATTTTCAACATTTGATGTTGTATTGTGAGTATCTGCGATACTTGTAGAAAATACGAGTTCACCCTTATTAACTGGATCTGAATATGAAGTGATACCACAAAATCCTCTAACACATCCGGTAAATGAATTAGTTGTTATTCCAGTATATGTAATAATTTCATCATCAATTTTGAATAAACCATATTCATTAGGAAATCCTTTAGTTGATGATACATTAATCGTAGTATCAGATACGCTTATTCCTGATGTAAGTGTAGTTACTCCTACTATCACTTCAGGAGTCAAATTATCGAGTTTAATATATTGATCTAGATTATCAGTTAAATCTATAACACCACCACGATGCTCTTGTGAAATATAGTATTGCTTAAGAAAATCAACCGCTAAAGGACTCTCTGTCCTGATAAATTCAGGAAGTTGATGCTCTATTATTTGTTGAACTTGTATACGTTTGTCTATTCCAGTTCCAATCATGTTCTTGATAGTTCTCCGTTAGAGTAACTTGATGTGACCTTATAACCAACACCAGATATTTGTTCTCCTGATGTAATAGTGTCTTTAACCATATTTATTTGACTACTTGGAATGTTAAAATCTAAGTATAAATCCTGCAATCCAATAACATCATTTGACTCAGGGAATGCTTGAACCTCAACAATATTGTTCGGTTTATCCGTAGATATAATATTGATAGTTGATAAATTAATTTCACCATGAACATAATCAACCACTCCAGCTGATTTAACAACAACGATCGTTTCACCACTTGCATTTTTTCTAACAATCGAAACAGTTCCTGTTAATTTATCTGCATTAGGGATATCAGTGAAAAAGACAGTTTCAATTGTTCCTTGTATTTTAAATCCAGTGCTCTTTATATTTAATCCTTCTGGTTTAACATTAAATTGATTACCAAAACACAATTCATATTGTGCAAACTGGTTCACAAGGGCATTTAAATTTCTACGAATTCTAACTCTAGTAATATTTGAAGTAATTGCTTTATCAATATTGTCAACAACATTCAAAACTTTACTATACTTAAATCTACCACCAAATTTATTCACATCACCAGATTTTGAGTAAGTGGTAAGTGCTGATGTAATTTTTGTTTTAAGATCATTTACTGCACTTATCTTAGTAGTGTCATAGTATATGAAAGATTCAATCTCAACATAAAGAACCTGCAAGTCAACTATTTTTTGATTTATACCCGTTAATGAATAACTTTTTAACTTTGTTAAAATTTGAGTTTTATCAAAATCAGATACAAACTCTCCATTCTTTGGTTTTATTGTTATTAAAACAGTCCCAAACTGTGGTGGATCAACTTCTTCACCTCCAACAACTGATACACTTTCAGTATTTGGATATACTTGTTGTACTATTGATTCATAATCTCTTGCTGTAACTGCCCTGTATTGTGATGAATACAATCTTGGTGCAAAATACTTAATCGAGTCAACACTCTCAATATCACCCCCATTAGCTGCTGCAGTAATCGTGTTGATTGTTGGAATCGCTGATGGAGTGATTACTTGACCATTATCACCTAAGAAATTACCAGCAAAGTTAAAGTTACTTGGCCCATTACCCTCTGAACCAGATGTAACAATATATTGAACAGTAATCACTGCACCATTTTCGGGTTTTCGACCAAATACTCCATCACCAAACAAGAGTTCATATCTTTCGTCCTGAACCTCTTGAATTAGATATGTATCTGATATTGAACTAATTCCAACTATGTTATCAATCATCTTATACTGCTTACCTAATACCCCCGGAGTGCCCACATAAGCAACAATAGATGAAGTATCGATGTTTGCGTTATCCAATACAAATCGTTGCTCCAGAGACCCGTCAACAATGAATTGTGATGTTAAAAATGTTCCCTCTAAAACATCAATAGGATTAAGCGCAGATCCAAAAGATGCAGTTGCAATACCACTTGTAACTGTTGTGCTTGCAGTTATCTCTTCAGAGATAGAAAACACTACATCTGAGTCATTTGACCTACCAACACACACTAGGCCTGGTTGTAGT